ACATCTTGGTAAACGGACAAAGTATTCGCGCTGGGTTGATCAATAATGGTCTTGCCCGTGAATACTACGGAGACGCAAAACAATCTTGGTGTAACTAAATAAGGAAATTGAATATGGTACTTTCAAAATTCAAAGAACGAGCTGGTTGGATTATTACATTATTCGCAGCAATACTTGCTCTTAACTCTATTCTTGACGGTGATAATTCATCTCAAATTCTTTCTGATACAATCGAAGCAAATAACGTTTGGGCATTCTATCAAGCAAAGTCAATCAAACAGAATTTAGCTGAGATGCGATTAGAGGATGCTAAGGATCCAGAAAAGATCAGACAGATAGCAGCTAAAATTGAACGCTATGAGTCCGATCCAAAGTCTGGTGAGGGTAAGAAAGAATTGATGGCAAAGGCAAGAGCAATTGAAGCCAATAGAGCAGTCTGTGAACTGAGAGCTCCTTGGTATACTTTTGCCAACGCTCTATTACAAATCGCTATTGTTATCATGGCTGCTGCTATGATATCTTTTAGCATAAGAATGTACTGGATAAGTATTGGAACCGGTATCTTATCTATACTATTAATGCTGCAAGGATTTTGGTTATTTTTACCAATAACACTATAAGGAACTGATATGGAATTAACAAAACAACAACTCAAGGAATTACTTCCTAAAAACCCTTACATCGATAACTGGCACCAAGCGTTGTCTCAGTTATTGCCTGACTATGATATCAACACACCTAAAAGAGTTGCTGCATTCGTTGCTCAGTGTGCGCACGAGTCTGGTGGCTTCATGGTTCTTAAAGAGAATCTAAACTACAAAGCAGCTTCACTTCGTAAGCTGTTCGGTAAGTACTTTCCTACAGATGAACTTGCACAGCAGTACGCATCCAAGCCAAACAAACAAGAAGCAATCGCAAACAGAATCTATGCAAGCCGTATGGGTAATGGAGACGAAGCATCTGGAGACGGATATAAGTATTGTGGCCGTGGATTGATCCAATTGACTGGTAAATCTAACTACACAGCATTTGCAGACTCGTTAGAGATCGATCCCGAAGAAGCATCTGAATATCTTGCAACATTCGAAGGCGCAGCTCAATCTGCTTGCTGGTTCTGGGAAACAAACAATCTCAACCAATGGGCCGATAAAGGTGACATTGTAACATTAACTAAGCGTATTAATGGTGGTACGATTGGACTTGAAGATAGAATTAAACATTATGAACATGCCCTTCACGTATTAGGACATTGAGATGGTATTTCTACAAAGCATGCTTGGTGATGGATCTGGTGAAATAAGTAGCAAGAGAACAGTTACGTTTCTTGCTTTTCTAATGTGTTGCACTGCTTTCATCTCCAACTTGTTTTGGGGAATGACGATGGACACTACAATCTACCAAAGCATGATTTATATTGTGATTGGTGGACTGGGGTTCACAGTTACAGAAGCTTTTGCAGCAAAAAAATAAGAGAGTATAGCAATGAAAACAATATTAATAACAATTGCTTTATTATGTTTAGTTGGATGTAGTGATCGTTTCAGGTATCCATGTCAGGATCCTGCAAGTTGGGACAGCGCCGTGTGTCAAAAACCACAGTGTGAGGTTACTCGCACATGCCCTGATCTATTGGTTAAGAGTGAAAAGAAAATGAGTACGCCGGCTGCTAAGCCATTTGAAATTAAAAAAGGAGATTGTAAATGATTAGAGATCTATTTGTGGATTCGCCACGTTACACTGGTACAGAACTAATGGACCGTTTGAAGTTCTTTGTCGGTATTATTCTTGCATTGACATTGTTTGGTATTGTCTTTGTTGTGTTGTACAGTTTAATTTTTGTAACACAACCACTAGACGCAATCAGCCCAGTTGATAATAAGTTCTTTGAATTGATTATCCCTATTGCAACTTTCTTGACTGGTACATTGTCTGGTATCATGCTAGCAAGTACACCAGAAGCACAAGCAAAAGCATTAGAAGCAGCTAATAAAGGATGGGACAAGCCACCAACACCTCCTTCAACATCAACAAGATCACAAAGATCACAGCTCGAACCAAGTTTTGATTCGTCACCCTCAGCATTTGGTGGTGGATTCGATATGCCTACACCTCAGGTTGTTACAGGATTCGGTGGCAAGCCAGCCCCAGCTCCCGCGCCACAACCAGAAATCTAAATAAGAAAACCGAAGTAAGTAAAGGATCTTCCATGAAAAATCTATCAATTGCCTTCATTCTATCTCTTTCTTCTTTGACTGCCTTTGCTGGTGGTGAGATGAAAGAGGTGTGCAAAGACAAGCTGGATAAAGCCGGTAATGTGGTCATCGATAAGAAGACTAGCAAACCAGCCCAACAGTGTAAAATGATCAAAGTACACAAGAAGCTAGATGGCACTGCTGTTCCCGAAAAAAAGAAATAAGATGGCCACCACAGCAGAACGAATTGGCATAGTTGAAACGAAGGTCGAGAACCTTAGTGAAAAACTTGACGAACTCAAGGTTGACGTCAGGGATATGCATGATTGTCTCGACAAGACTCGTGATGGATTAACAGCAAAGCTGGAAGAGATGCATGAAGCATCTGGCTCCCAGCACGCTGCTCTTGCAAAAGAGATATCCTATATGAAAAGTCAACGAGATAGATTGATATGGACATTTGCTGGTGTAGTTGCTGCTGGTGGATTCTTTGCAGGTCACGCTGATAAGATATTAAAGATATTTGGCGGTTGACTACTAATCAGTAACAGTATATAATCCTCTTGTGTCTTAGAGGATCTATATGCTACCAATTGATTACAAATACATCGGGCTCATCTCATCAAGGCTCCCATTGTTCAAGAAAACGAGCGATGGGACTTTTAATTTCCGGTGTATCATCTGCGGTGACTCGCAAACAAACAAAAGAAAAGCGCGTGGTTTTATTCTAACCAAGAATAACCAGACGACTTACTATTGTCATAATTGTCATGCTTCATTGAACCTTTCCTCCTTCATAAAAGTAATTGATCCTCAGCTACACGATGAGTATCAAAAGGAAAGACTTGCAGAAAAATATTTGTCTACTCAAGTGGGTGTTAGCGCTAGAGAACCCGATATCACACGGATCAGGTTCCCTAAATACCTCCGCGAAGAAGCGTTCAAGAAACTCCAAAAAGTTTCATCACTAGACCACGACAACCCTGCAAAGAGGTACGTCAACTCAAGAAAGATCCCAACCAAACACCACTTCAGACTATTCCTTTCACTAAAATTTAAGAAATGGGTCAACACGATCATTCCTGATAAGTTTGAGAGTACGGATATTGATGAGGCAAGGTTGGTGATTCCTTTTGTTGATATGGACGGGTCGCTGATTGGGTTTACTGGGCGGACATTTGGACAGAATAAATTAAGATACATCAGTATTCATGTTGACACTGAGAAGCCTTTTATATTTGGTTTGGATACAATCGATAAGAAGGAAAAGATCTATGTGACAGAAGGTCCTATCGATTCATTGTTCTTACCAAATGCACTTGCGATGGGGTCCTCCAATAACCTTAACGGTTTGAAGAGAGTGATTGATGATCCGTCTAGGTTTGTGATCGTACTAGATAATGAGCCGAAGAATAAAGATATTTGTAATATCGTTGAAAAGGCAATCGATTTAGGGTATAATGTTTGCATATGGCCATCCCATATCGAGCAAAAAGATATCAATGAGATGGTCTCAGCCGGAATGAAGCCAGAAGATGTTAAGTTGACTATTGATTGCAATACTGTTAGTGGTCTTGAAGCTAAATTAAGGATAACACAATGGAAGAAATGTTAAATGATAAAAGCAAACACCAAGAACGTATCCAGCAAAAAGAAAACAAGATAAAGAAGCAAGTAAGGCTCTCTAAAGCATTCAGTATCCCGTGTAAAGAGCCACATAAGCTCCTTAAAAGAAGTGTTGTGTCATGTGGTAACCCTAACTGCATTAGTTGTGCTAATCCTAGAAAAATATTCAAAGAGAAGACAATTCAGGAGCAGAAATTTGAACAGACAGAAAAATGGAAAGAGGATGTATGGAAGTGAAGTTGATAAGTTATTCGAAACCAGCTATTGATACAGAAGAAGAGGTACTTTGTAAAGATGTCCAAGATCTCATCAGTTACTGCGCAAGGGTATCAAACCCAAACAATCAATCAAATACTGAAACGTCAGAACGACTCATTAGATATCTTGCAAAACACAAGCACTGGAGTCCGTTCGAAATGGCCTCCGCCTGTATCGAAATCACAACAACAAGAGACATTGCAAGACAAATCCTTCGACATCGCAGCTTTTCTTTTCAGGAATTTTCCCAACGTTACGCTGACCCAACGGCTGAGCTCGATGATGCGTTTGTCCTACGAGAATGTAGAATCCAAGACACATCAAATCGACAAAATAGTATAGAGTTAGTATTGGATAACCCGGATGCTAGAATGAAGGCAAGAGGGTGGGAAAGAGCTCAGCAACGTGTATTGTACGCTGTAAAAGAAGCGTATCAATGGGCAATTGATAACGGAATAGCAAAGGAGCAGGCACGAGCAGTTTTACCGGAAGGAATGACGGTTTCTCGCCTTTATATGAATGGTACGATTAGGTCATGGATCCATTACATTGAATTGAGAAGCAGTAATGGAACACAAAAAGAGCATATGGAAGTAGCGCTAGCATGCGCAAAAGCAATCGCGGAAATCTTTCCGTTGGCTGCTGAATTCACTTCTAAATAACATTTCAACAAACATAATAATAAGAGGTTAAGACCAATGGTACATTTGTCTGTCGTAAGAAACCAAGAGGCTATGGATGGGTTTGCAATTACATTAGATTATAGTAAGGATAGTTTGTTTGATGATCACGGACTGAAAAGACTGAAAGAGTCTTATATGTTGGATACAGAGCAGTCCCCACAAGAGAGATTTGCGTTCGTATCCCGTGCATTTGGAAGTAATCCAGAGCATGCACAGCGTCTCTATGACTATGCCAGCAAACACTGGTTATCGTATTCTACGCCTATTTTATCGTTCGGAAGAACACAAAAGGGATTACCAATCTCATGCTTTCTTAACTACATGCACGACAGCTCAGCCGGTCTTGTAGATAATCTATCTGAAACAAATTGGTTGAGTATGTTAGGAGGCGGTGTTGGGATCGGTTTTGGAATTCGTTCTGCAGATGATAAGTCTACTGGTGTTATGCCTCATCTTCGCATCTATGATGCTTCTTCTCTTGCTTATCGTCAAGGTCGTACTCGTCGTGGTAGCTATGCCGCTTACCTTGATGTTAATCATCCTGATCTTCCTATCTTTCTTGATATGAGAAAGCCAACAGGAGATCCCAATATGAGAGCTCCTAACTTGCATCACGGTATCAACATTACCGATGACTTCATGCGGATCATTGAGAAGTGTATGTTGGATCCTGAAGCTGATGATAGCTGGGACTTGGTTGATCCACATGACGGAACAGTTCGTGATACAGTATCAGCCAAACACATATGGCAACAGATTCTTGAATTGAGAATGCATACTGGTGAACCTTATCTGCACTTCATCGATACATCAAATGAAAAGATGCCAAAGTGGTTAAAGGATAGAGGACTCAAGATTCGTCAATCTAATCTATGTTCAGAGATTATTCTACCAACAGACAGAGACCGTACTGCTGTTTGCTGTTTGTCTTCTGTTAACTTGGAGTACTACGATGAGTGGAAAAACGATAGCCTATTCCTTCGTGATATTGCTGAAATGCTTGACAATGTTCTTCAGTATTTTATTGATAATGCGCCTGCCCCCGTTGAACGTGCAAAATACTCAGCCATGCGTGAAAGAAGCATCGGTGTTGGCGCTCTTGGATGGCACGCCTATTTGCAAAAGAACAATCTCCCATGGGAATCAGCGCAGGCTGTAGGAAGAAACAAACAAATATTCAAATACATCAGAGAGAGTTTAAATGAAGCTAATATTCAACTCGGTAGTGAACGTGGGGAAGCGCCTGATGCAGCTGGTACTGGACTACGCTTTTCTCACCTCATGGCTATTGCTCCTAATGCTAGCAGTTCTATCATTATGGGTAACACCTCTCCATCTATTGAACCGTTCAGAGCCAATGCCTATAGACAAGACACCCTTAGTGGTTCGAGCCTGAATAAGAACAGATGGCTTGATGCTATTATTAGAAAGTATTGCGATAGTCCACCTGTAGGAGATAAGTTGGGTATGGAATATGATGATGTCTGGTCATCCATTATTGCCAATGACGGATCAGTTCAACATCTCGATTGGATGGATGACTGGACAAAGGATGTATTCAAAACAAGTATGGAGATCGATCAACGCTGGTTGATTCAACACGCTGCTGACAGACAAGAGTACATCGACCAAGCACAGTCTCTCAATCTATTCTTTAGACCTGATGTTGATATCAAATACTTGCATGCTGTTCACTTCCAAGCATGGAAAGCTGGATTGAAGAGTTTATATTATTGCAGAAGTGAGAAGATTGGCAAGGCTGATAAGGTTTCAAAGAAGATTGAAAGAAAAGTAATTGAAGAGATTGATTTGAAAGCACTTGCAGAGAATGACGATGTTTGTTTAGCTTGTGAGGGTTAACTTTGTTTGAGTACGTTACAACATTCCTTGCGTTGTTCTTTACAGATATCTTCTATACATACTATCTGAGATCTGTAATCAATAACCAGTCTCTTACAGCTAGTGTGTGGGCTGTGGTTGTATTTCTTCTTGCTTGTGTTGCTGTTATCAACTATACAACTAACCATTGGTTATTGATCCCAGCAGCACTCGGTGCTTTTTGTGGAACATATGTTGGAATGATTATTAGAAACAAACACAATATTTCATGATTAAGAAAACGATTGCACTATTTGTATATGACCCCAAGTGCTCTGTACAGTGCTGTAATGCTGTAATAAGATCTCTTGACGGTCATTATAATATAAAGTTGTTTTCTAAGAATAGAGTCGAAAATTGTTTCTTTGAAGATGTTGATATGGTA